ATAATCAACTACGTTGGTGAAGCCTGCAATGTCACGAATCGCTGCTTCCATATCGGTAGAACAGAACACCAAGAAGCCAGCTTCAACTGCTTGCGTGCCGTAGTTGCCAGAGCTTGAGATTACCTTAGTGATACGCTTACCGTGATTTGTCATCAATGAACGCGTTACTTTACGCAGCAAGTTCAATGTCAATGTTTCATCTACTGTTACGCGAGAAGTACCGCCAGCGTAGAACACGTTGGTTGCACCTTTCAAAGTACCGTAGCGCACCATTTCACGAATCAGGCCCATTGTTTCGCCTGTTTGTGTTTTCATTTCGCCTGCTACGTCATCTTCGTAGAAGTCCATTGTCTGATCGGTGATTGCAAACAATACAGAGTACTGTTTTAAAGTCACATCAATATCAACTGCGGTCAAGGTTACAGCAGTAGGTGTTACGCCTTCTGAGGTTTCATAGCCAGAAGCATATGTGCCTACGTTTGCACCAGTGATCCACTTGTTATCTACACCGCCCAATGGCAACCAGCGGCGAAATGTCGCTACTTTACCGTTGTTTTTAGGAATAGGTTTTTGCATACCAGTGATACCCAATACTTCTACTGGAATCGCTGCTTTCAGAATATCCGCTTTGAACTTACCAATACGGGCCGCTTGTGTTGCTAGTGTTTGAATAGCCATGTTTAATTACTCCATATCATTTAAATTGTGCATTAAACGCATCTTCTTCTGAGACTAATCCGTTCGGGGCATTCTTGCCGCCTTTCGGTAGTACAGCGTCCAGTAAGCGCTTGTTGTTTTTTTCTTTTGTGTTCTTTACTGTATCGCGCCATGTTTTAAACTCGGTGAGCTTTTCACCCAGATACATAGCATCCCAACTGTTATCTAACTCCTGCTGCACTTCGGGCGCTTGGTTAGCTTTCCATGTACTGAAATCGTCCGAACCGTAAACAGTCGCCCAATCTCGGTGTTGAATGGTTAGCAAATTAGTGTTCATCGTCTTGGTAAGTTCTTCTCGAACCTTTGCAACCTCAGTATTAACAAAAGGCTGTATTGATTCTGCGTTTACTCCACCACTCGATTGAAGGCTAATCCCTGCTAAGTCCTCGGCCAGCATTTCGGCAATTTCTGGGAACTCTTCATTTAAGCGCTTGAACTGATCTTTAGTAACCCTGACGTTTGCTGCGCCGCTGTTACTATTGTTAAGTTCTTGTAGTTTCTGTAGCTTCTGATTAATCTCGCCAAACTTGCCGTGAATCTGACGTATTTCTTTTTCTGTCAAATCATTGCGTGCTGGAATGTCATTAAGCAAGGCTAAAAGCTTTGCGTGTTCATCCTCTACTTGCTGCTCTGGCGTTTCCTCAGCTGCAACCACTTCTGCCGCTTCATCTGCTGTAACTTCGGTATCAGTCTGCAATTCCTGTACTTCGGTATCAGTCTGCTCATTGTCGGTAGTATCTACGGGCAATTCACCAAACTGCTCAGCGAAAGCTGCTTCTGCTGCTGCGCTATCAACTTCTTGCACTTCAATTTCTTCGTTCTCTACTGCCATTACATTTACTCCTGACTAAATGGATGGTGATTACTCAGCGTCCACTGGTTGCGATGGGGCTAGATTACCTAGCTCGATCATGTTTTTTATTTCAGCGATACGGCCTCTTAACTTGGCCGTTTCATCTGCGGATAAATTTCCGTCATTTTTTGCGCGAAGTATTAACAGTCTTGCGTTCAAGTGTTCCTGTAATTTGTTCCATACAGGGCTGTGAATGTCGGCCTGAGTTAATAACTTCTCTTTGTTAGGTATAACCATACTCTCGCCCACTTGTTAAATGCCCTGTCCAGTTTGTCGTTTCAACTCTGCCTCGGTTGCGAAAATCTCACGCTTGTTTTTCTCTTTCATTGCCGTGTCTGCCAGCTGCGCCTTGATTTTGTCTAGGCTAATCTTCTGGCTATTGGCAAGTTCCAGCATCTTGATCTCGCGCGTAAGGTTCATTTCCTGCAATCTGAATGCTCTATCTTCGCGTGCGTCCTGCATGCGCAATTGCATTTCAGTGTTATCAGATTGAATCTGCGCGTTTGTTTTGTTGATTTCTGCCTCGCTTCTGATCTGCGCAACCTTCAATGAAGTTTCCGCGGTAATCTGTCTTGGGTCTTGTGGCTGGTTCTGCGCCTGCGCTTGTGCTTGCTCTTGCTGCTGCCGCTTCTCTTCTTCGGTGTACTCAAGCTTACGCACATCAATACGCTGGCTTTGCAGGTATTCTTTCAATGCGCGTGCTGGACTAATCTGAAAGCGAGGGTCTAACGATAATTGCAGGCTTTGTGCTAGGAATTGATTCTGTAAGTCACGCTCAACCAGTGAGCTAGAACCTCGTGCATCAATCTGGAAATCGCCCTTCTCGTCCTCGTCCTCGCCATAAGTGAGTAAGAACTCGTAATACCTGCGGATATGTGGACGGGTAACACGATCATCGAACGTGCGTGCAATACGGCGCATCACTGTGGACGCATTGTTATTGAGCATGGTCATACCGCCCACTGTTTCTGGTGCGCTGCCCTGCTGCCCTTGCAGTAGCATTGGCAAGCCTGTAACGTCCTCGCCCATCTTGCTGGCAAATTGAATAATCCCCATCAACTCAGGCTGCATTGTAGGAATGTTTACAGCCACAAATGCTTCGGCCAAGCTTCTAACGTCTGCATCTTCGGTAGCCCACCACATTTTACGAGGCGTAATAGACCAACTGCCATCTGCAGGTTCAATAATTCCGCGCCTAACAATCAACTGTGGACCAGCTGATAAACCTGCGTTATCCATCATGTTACGTGTAGCAGCGTTTAACATGCGCTGCGGCGTGCGCATTTGTCTTGCTACACCTACACCAGCCCAATTATCAGTACGGCGCTGCCATACCATCACATCATAAGGATATTCGCCAGAATCAATCGGGCTTAGTACGCCCTTGATTACATGGTCGTTAATCATCACTACAATCGCTGGAATCTGGTCGTGATCTTCGCACTCACAGCCTGCAGCTTCCATATTCTCTTTAGTCGCATAGCCATTGAAGTACCAGACTTCGTAACGGTCTTTATCCGAAGGGTTATGGTTGCCGCCCTTGTTTTCCGTCTGCATGCTTGCTGGACCTTCCAACAATACGCGCTCGATCTGTTCTTTAATGTAAGTACTATCTTCAAGCAGTTCGCGTACTTGATGGCCTGTTAAGCTGTCCTTTTCCCATGTGTACGCACCTTCATGGATATTCTCGCCGCAAGTCGGATCAGGGTAGAAGTTCCAAGGGTCAACCCGTTTTGATGCAGGCTTAACCATCTGCTGCAATTCAATCTTGGTAATGCCGCCTTCTTTGCTGACAATCTTTGATGTAGTCGCTACGGGGAACGGGCCTTTTAAAACACCTACGCCTAAACGTGCGGTATCTTCAATCACCTTGCGCACCTCGCTTGAGTACTGGCATTCAACTAGCCAATCTTCAATATGCTTTTCTGCACGCTCGGCTTTGTCTGTGGCCTGCTTGTAAATTTCTGCTACATGATCTGCTACGGTTACAGGCGCTTGTACTGGCTGGCCTGCTGCATCTACACCAGCTTTCATCATTGGTTGCAGTTTAGCGTCCAGCATTTGCGTCTGGTCGTTCTTCATCTGCTTCATCTTAGGCATGGGCGTAGGTTTAATCGCCCAATTCTTTTCGTCAGTCGGTAATAGCATATCCGCAACTTTGGCAGCTGCAGCATCTACATACGGACGGGTAACGTTTAGGAATACAGTAGAACGAGGGTCTTTGTTGTTGCTAGGCGTGCCGATGTAGCCGCCATTTGGTGAACTAGGTTTATTGTGTAATGCGCTGCGGTTAGCGTCATCTACACCTTGGTAAGAATCTTCATCTTCTGCCCAATCAGTTTCAATGCCTGAGCTTGCTCTACCGTCTACTGCCTCTTTACGGGTTTTTGCTAACGAAGCACCGAAAGAATCAAGTTTGACAATGCGTAATTCACGCTCTACTTTTTCATCTTGGGTTACGTCATCATCAATTGTTTGCATGGTAGTGGCATTCGTCATAATATAACTGACGTTTTACCACTACCCACTTGTAACTATTGGTTGATGGCTACATGCCGCCTTTAGCTGCTGGATCATCGCCGCCCATCATATTGCCCATGCCAGCTGAAAAAGCCTGCTCTTCAACTTCTTTCGGTGCGCCGCCTTCACCTAGCAAGATTTCTTCCGCTAAAGTAAAAGCTTCGTCTAGCGTTTGCACTTCTTGGCCTGCTTCACCGCCCATTTCTTGACTAGGTTCAACTTCTTTAACACTCATTACGCCTTCATCTGAAAGCGTGATATTTACACTGATCGCCATATACATTCCTTGAATTGGTTTAATTAGATTAATAGCTTGCAATGTACGCCTACCCATTTGTAATTTATTATTCATTTAGATTGATTTATGTATTGACAACATTCAATAGCGTAGGCAAAATGGTTACACATTCACATAAGGAGTAAGTCATGAAAGCATACCGCCACCTAGTAAAGCACGCTCTGGCCAAAGGCTTAACCGTTTCAGTGTTCGATGGTGAAGAATGGCAGGTTAAGCGTGCCAATAGTGAGAAGGTAGTATTTGATGCGATTGATTCAGTAGAAGAATCACAATTGCGCTTTCGTGATGCTGCTGGCAATCAAGTAGGTTGGGCTTTGGTAATTGATTACAAAGATGAACCAGAATTAAGCGTAGTAGATCACACTGATAACGATTGGATGAACGAGTGGAGTAATGCTTATTCATCACAACATGATAACTAAGGATAACAAAATGAAATATCTATCTCACTACGTTGAAGCTGCACAAACTAAATTATTCAATGAAACTGGTACATTCTTCGCATGGAGTAAGCAGCAATACGAAGAAGGCAAAAAAGAAGGCGTTGAATATTCTTTTCTCGGCGCTGGTATTGTCTGCCCTGCTGGAAATGTAGATGCTTTAACTGATGGCTTAGAAACAATTAACGCTCAAGGCATTGCGCAAGACTTGGCCGAGAATGGCAAAGATGCAATCATTGAACGTGAGTTGCACAATCACGAAGCTTTCTATGTTGGCAGCGTTAGAGATACGCTAGGCGCTCTTGAAGGTTACGGCATTACCCGTGAAGAGATTGTGCGCGTTTATAAACGTGTTGCACCTACTATTGATTATTGAAAGGCGTAAGAATCATGGCTTATCTTAAAGATGTAGAGGGCGAACCACTTAACATTTTAGATTACTACGGCAATAAATCATTTGAGGCTTATATATCACCTGATTATGATAAAGATAGTAAGCTATATACTGGAATTTCAATAGCCGTAAAAATTCCAGAGTATTTAACCGATGGTGAAAATAGTTATGCATCTAACGGATTACTTATTGCTAGTTTATCTAAAATTCTTGATGAATATATAGATGGTTCAGAAATTTTTGATAACGGTGAATCGTTGCCAACATTATCAAAGCTGCTACGTGAATATGCTGATAAGGCAGATGCTAAATCGAAAGAGTTAAACCCATTATGAACCTAGACGATAAAAGCAAACAGATGAAAGCCTTACTTGATGCTATGCCATTAGCTAAACCGAAAGGCGGCGCACGCCCTAACGCTGGCAGGAAAGCTTCACCTAATCCTGCAAAGCAGCGTAGCATACGCTTTACCGATGAACACTGGCAGAAGCTTAAAGAACTTGGCGGCGCTAAGTGGGTGATAGAAAGAATGAATGAAGTGAAGTAAAACAAGGGGCTTAAATGCCCCTTAGTTATTTAGTAGCCTAGCTCTGCGTCCAATGGGGCGAAAGTATTAACACTGGCAGCTTTCGTTTTCTGCTTAACAATAGTTGGCTTGGCGAAGGTTAGCGCTAAACTATCGCCTCGATCTGGTGACTTCACGCCTCGGCGCTTTGCGTCATCCTTGCTTTCAAGTAGCAATTCACCGCCCTTAAAATTATACCTGAGTGCGGTTAAGTCGGTTTTAATATCCTGATCGTTTGGAATAGAAGCAGACTTTAGCCACTCTTTCATTTCACGCCACATAAAAGCACGCAAGTTATAATCTAATCCATTACTCATACGCTCGGCTGCGTTCACATCAACAACAATCTGGGTCTTTTTGCCGCTGGCCCTGTCTATCTTGTCTGGATAATAGCCGCGCATAATATCGGCCACGCCTGCACCAATACCAATCGTATCAACTGCAATCTGTTCTGGTGTTTCACCATAAGCGCTTATCTCTGCTCTGGCCCGTCCTGCTACCTGTGCAACGTCAAGCTTCGCTAGTACCACTTGGTTTAATAATACACGGCCTCGTCTGAATGTGATTACGCTCTTATCATCACCGAACCTTGCAACGTCAATGCCTACTCTTAGGCCGCCGTTCGGTGTAACGTCTGCTGGCCCACGCTGCGAAGCTGCCAGCACTACTTCACCAGATATAAACGAATTGGTTACTGAGCTTTCATAGTTGCGGTCAATCTCTTGCGCTACCACTACTGGATCAAGACTTTCACATTGTCGCCTGTACCAATCTTCATCTTTACGAGGATCGTCTTTCCAATCAAATACAAATACGCTTATCTTGCCGCCGTGTCTTTTGCGATAAAACGGATTACCAGAACCGTTTGGGGTAGATATATCAATCTTACAGTTTGAAGTCTGTGACAATGCAGCATCTATTACGTCTGGGCGCTCATAGAAGGCTGACTCATCCTTGAAATAGATTGATGTTCTGCCGCCTCGCCCGATGTTGTCGCCAGCTTCACCGATAATAGTTGCACCATTTACAGGGTTCATAATACGCATGAATGGCGCGTGCTTCTTCTGGTCGTAGCCTTCTGGCTTAAACTCTGGCGGCAGCCAATCAATAAAGCTTCTTATCTTCCAGAATAAACTGTTCGGGTTTCCAATATCATCAACGTATTGCTCTTTACGTGAACCGAAGCCAACTACTGTACCCTTCTTAAACGTCCACATCCATGCAGCAATAGCGGCAGATAACCAACTCACACCCATGTCACGGGATTTCTCGGCTAATCCGTCTTGCCTGCCATCCCATCTATCCAGTACCCAATTAACGAACTCGCGCTGCTTTGGGAATAATATGAATGGAATCTGTGTAGGTAAGCCAATCTCAGCATTTCGAGGATCGAACGTAAAACCAAAATCATTGATAAAATCATCTGGGTTCTCAGCGTAGTAGTTCCATAGCGCTTGAAAATCAAAGTTTGGCGCTCTGATCCGCTGCAGCATTTCAATTCGCTGCTTGTAAATTAGATTGTAGTCTGGCTTCTTCCAATTAAACTCGATCATTGTTTCCCTATTGCGGCCTTGTATGCATCTTCTGGTGTCATGGTAACGGTTGATTCTGTTTTAATAGCGCCGCCATCTTTGCCTGTTAGTTCTGTCTTATCGGTAACAAATCCAAGTAACTTAGCTTTTGCCATAGTTGCCGCTGTTGCTGCGCTGGCCTGTACGGTTTCAGCACCTAGCGCTGCTTTTCGGTTTTCGTCTAGCTCATTGAGTATGTCGTCCAGAGTTTCAGCGCGTCTTGCTTGTGCCGCCAATAGCCTTTTTTGTATCTCTTCCTTTACCATAGGTTTTACAAGGTTTTCCGCACCTATAACTTGTGCTGTCTTTTTACTATATCCAGCACGAATAGCCGCCTGAGTAGCATTTAAGTCAATCAGGTATTCATCTACAAAAGCCTGTTGCTTCGGCGTTAACTTACTCACAAACACACTCCGTAACTTTATGACTAGGTGACAATATAATTAGCTCATGCGGTTTAGCAAATAAGGCAATAACATAAGGGTGTGCGCCCCTGTATATGATTTTCATTACACACCATCCCTATAATTCTTAGCAGGAATCCAGCCTGCTTGATCTGTTTTAATCTGGCAGCCGCCGATTAATATAAATCGGTGATAAAAATTACTGTCCTGCCACTGTGATTTACATTGGTACTTTTGAATGTAGTAAACAGGTACAGCTATGGCTGCAAAAAATACCAGTGAAAATGCGATTAATAAGATTGTGTCTTTCATTCCTACCCCTTCAATACGTGAACTCTTGCGTTAATTAAACCTGCTGGTTGTACTACACGTAAGCCAAAACAACTATTAAGCAGGCTGGCACGTTCTGAATCTGTGATACTAGGCTTGCGGTACATGCTCTTGCGTCTGTGCCTGCAGCGTTCATCTGTCCATTCATGGGTGCAGACTTCTATCTCGCCATTAAGCGCCATATTTAAAAGTAACTTGATGGCGCTCTTATGCTGGACGTTTGCTAAATTGGCTATATCGGACGCACATAGCCAATCATTACCCATTGCGTTTAATAACTCAGCCTTGCGTGTCTTTCTCAGCGTCACCCGAAGCTTGAGGCGTATTCGCAAACTCAATGAATCTAGCAACGAGTTTGTGTGCATTACTTTCGTTGTCGATCTTTGGGTTAAATTCAACGTCCATATCGAGATGTCCGTCTGCGGTGTCGCGTACTTTGATAATTGCTGCTGCCATATTTTTTCCTTTGGGTTAAGTTGCATGTTCTGATTACTCAGCTTTTGTTTTTACTTCTTCTACTGCTTGGGTTACTTCTTCCTGCTTTAGCTTATCCTTGCGAAATATTGCATCGTAGTTATCGCCGCCCTGCTTTGAGTAGCCTGATACTTTGAGCTTTGCGCCTGTGTGTTCATTGGTTAAAGTTTTGTCTGCCATGATTAACCCTTCCCTTAATAATTGGCTGTAGCCATTACCATATTCAATGTGCTGCCGCTGGCGTGGACCTTGCCTGATTTCTTCTTCTCGCTGTACCAGTGTTCGGTATTTGTTAGCTTTATTAGTCTGGGTTCACTTGAAGTTATTGGCGCGTCTGGCTGCACGCTAAATCTGTTGTGAAATTCATAAACATAGACAGGTTGGATTGAAACAATTTTTAATGAATGGGTGCGGCCTTCTATGTGATAACCACACTCTTTCAAGTAACCCATCAAAATTAGCGCCTTACATTGGTTGTAAAAGCTGTTGTAACCAACATCGGTATTACCTAGCTTTATGTAAGCCTGCTTAATCGTCATTTCTTCCGTGATGTGCTTGCAAACATCTTGGCGAGCCTTCAATATCTTTTCGCTTATGTACTGTCTTTTTATTTTTAAACTGCTCATGCTGCCGCTTTCAATTCTTTTAGTTTCAATTTGTACTTAGCTTCTATTGCGATCAATTCTTCGCGCGTCCACTTGTTTATTTCATTATTATTTTTAACGGCCTGTACTCTGGCTAACCCGATCCGCCTAATCATTCCTGCTTCCATTGCCAATTGATTGCCGCCTTGGTACTGATTGCAGTACTTTCTCTGGCCAAAGGCGTTATCTTCGTTAAATCTCAAGTGGCCTGCCGCGCCTCTGGTTCTAAAGTGGCCGCAATCATAATCACCGCCTAATGTATTTGTGCCGTAAGGTAATCCGCAACAAATGCAGGCTTCGTTACGATCACGAAAGCGAATGAAAGCGTTAAATGCCGTTTGCGCTTTAGCTATCAGCTGCGGTATTGATTTCATTGCATCAAGCTTCTGCTTAGTTTCTTTCTTTACGCGCTTACCTTCGCTGGCCTCGCGTTTAATTCTCAAGTTATTGGCGTGTATTGCTGCGCATTGCCAGTTATCGCATACGCATTGCATCTGCCTAACTGGTGTAAATTTACCTTTGCAGGCTTTACAGGTTTTAGGCTTTGGCGGTTTAGCCGTGAGTATCAAAATGCTTCCGCCCTAACTTCATTTCCGCGATAATAGTTGCCACTCCGAATATGCTTCGTGCGTGTTTCCATGAACTTCATTACTTCCGCGCCCGTAACATTGCTTAACTGTTCTTCGTGCAATTCAATTGCAAACTTGATTGCTTCGCGGCCTAGCCCATCTAAACCAAGCTTCCCTTTGTCTGCAAAGCGTTTACGGCAGCGGATCATTGCATCACGGGCTTCGTTGATTTCATCCCAATACGCCATTTCAAATAAGCTTTTGCTCATCATCATGGTTAAATCTACGGTGCTGGCCAGCGTATCAAAGTGGACCTTCTCAGCTACGCCATTGGTAAAAGCTTTCAATGCAGTATGAATACCCATTAATAACTGTGATTTAGCATTGTCTGAAACTGGCATTGCTAAATTGATTGCGTGAAATGCAGCTAAATTGTCTTTAGCGTATCGAGCTGGATTGTATTTCTTGTTTCTTTTTTTCATGCAAACCTCAATATTTTTTCAACTACGCCGTTCACTTCTTCGCGGCCTGCGTATGTGCTTAAAACGTCTTGCAGCAATACGTCTAGGCAGCGGTTATAAACAAATTCAAACTCTGGTTGTTCCATGCTTGCAAAGCTGATTGATTGCGCTTCAAGCTTTAGCCTTCCATCAATTCCAAACGTTTGATCGTAAAACCCTGCGGCAATCAGCACATCACTACGGAATCGCTCAAAGTTCTTTTGAACCTCGCGGCCCTTGTAACTTTTATGCTTACGCTGTGGTTCCCATGCGTCATAACCCAAGTTAAGCATTGCAAAAAACTTGCGATGGAATTTACCGTTTCTCGGCAGTTTTGCTTCAATCGCGCATAGTTCGCCCACTTCAAGGCTGTTCAATCGTGTCTTAAAGTTTTTATATGCCACTTGATCCGCTTCGCTCATTCCACGAAGCGAACCATCTGGCAATTTAACTAGGGTTATTGAAGCCACGTTTTACCAATCTACCTTCGGCGGCTCTTCATCAGCCTTTGGCTTACTCTCAAACTTCGGGCATTCGGCAGCTATCCAAAAATCCTTGTAATCCACGCCATAGCCATTCGGTAGAAAGCGTTTGCATATCTCACGGTCTTTGCAGATATGCGTACCTACTGGTGATTCACCACGGCAGAACTGGTAACTGCTATTTGGTAATGGTTTATTCATATCAGGCTACTTTTTTCCAATCGCATGGTTGCTCATGCCATAAATCGCCTTTATCGGTACGCACACCTACTGAATCATGGCTGCGGAAAACTTCAATTACGCCTGTAACGCCTTTGCGCATTGCATTTGATGTTGAGATAACTCGATCACCAATTTTTAATGGCTGCTCTAGCGCTTCTTCTGATTGCTCAAGCGTTTGAGTTGGCTGCGCATCAATGGCAGGGAATGAAGAAGGCGCTGTATTGCATAAATTCTGTTTCAGCAAGTAACCTTCCAGCGCCCAGACTTTTTGCTTTGCGTTATCGCGTGCAATCTTGCGGCCTATCTCTGCATCAAAGTTAGCAGGGCTTACGCATGCGCTCTCGCCTACCACTTGCGTGCCGTTCGCTAACGCCAATACACAAACGGTTAATGTTGTGCCTTCTGGCTGCCAATAC